TCTTGATATGTATTATGCGAAACTTTCAAACGCATATAACACATCATCAGGAAGTCCAGATAGAAATATTGATAGTAAGTATCCTCAGGATCCTGATGGATTTGCAAAACAAAGACCTGAATGGGAGATTGTTGGAGCATTTGCATCAGATCCAATTTCAATTTCTGCAATCGAAGCAGGATCTGGTGGAACACCGAATAATCAGGTTACAGTAACAACAACAGTAGATCATGGTCTTACTGTAGGAACACCAATTAAGATTAATGGTGTCTCGCCAACAGATTATAATATTTCAACAAAAGTTCAAAGTGTTGATTCATCTAATGCAAGAATTTTTACTTATCTTCTTCCAACATTTAGAAAGAATCTTCCAACACCAGGAACTGCATCTGGAGCATCAGTAACAATTGAAACTGATACTGTATCTGGTGCATCCCCTTATATCTTTAACATCTCATTACGTTCTGTTTTTGGAATGAATGGAATGTTGGCAGATGGAAGCAAAGCATCTGGATTCCGTTCAATGGTTGTGGCTCAATTCACTGGAGTCAGTCTTCAAAAGGATGATCGTGCGTTTGTAAAGTATGATAAAACTTCTAGAGGATATGCTGGAATTAATATAACCAAACAATCTGGTGCAGATTTATCGAATGGATCATCATCTACAAATCCAGATCAAGTATATCATTTAGATTCTAATGCTGTTTATCGTCAAGGATGGGAGCAAACTCACATTCGTATCACAAATGATGCAATTCTACAAATTGTTTCTGTTTTTGCGATTGGATATAACAAACACTTCTCTATTGAAAGTGGTGGAGATGCATCTATTACTAACTCAAACTCTAACTTTGGACAATTGTCTTTGATTGCAGATGGATTTAAAAAAGAAGCATTTGCTAAAGATAATAAGGCATTTATTACAAATATTATCCCTCCAAGATCAACAAATGAAGCAGAAGAAAGTATTGATTGGTTAAGTATTGATGTTGGAGTTACCACTGCAGTTGGAGTTTCAACTCACCTATATCTTCGTGGATTTGAGTCGGAAGATAGTATTCCACCAGTTTTGACTCAAGGATACCGTATTGGTGCAAAAGTAAATGATAAGTTATTTGTAAATGTTGGTTCAGGAACCAGTGAAGCAAACATTTATATGCAGGATGGATTAACATCATCCACTAAAGAATTTAATGTTACTGCCAGTGCAGATAGCAAGTTGACTATTGGTTTAAATAATGGATTACAAACTGGAGAAAAAATCATTCTTCTGAGTTCTTCTGCCGATTATCCAGAAAATATTGATGCACATAAACCATACTATGTAATTTCCCTTTCTGATGCGACAGATGTTGCTGATAGACCTAAAATTCAATTAGCATCAACAAAAACAGATGCTGATAATAAAAATTTCATTATTTTTTATGGGGGCACTGACCTTAGAGTTGTAAGCAGAATTACTGATAAATCTGCCGGTGATGCTGGTAGTCCGGTTCAATTTGATTCTACACAAAATCGTTGGTATATTACGGTAAACACTACGAATGGAATTTATTCCACTTTAAACACTTTAGGTGTTGCAGGTATTGGTGCAGAAACTAATCCTACATTTATTAAGAGAGCACCAGACAATAGAAGTTTGGATGAAAAGATTTATAAGTTCAGAGTTGTTATTCCAAAAGAACTTATAAATGCAAAAACACCAGAATCTGGATTTATTATTCAAGAATCCAGCACAACCGGTGTCAGGGAAAATACAGACTTTACTTTATCAACAATTGGTTTAAATGATTTTGAATATAATAGAAATCCAAGATTTATTTCGGCATGTTCTCATAGCACAAATACTTCAACTGTAATTACAGAACTTCAACATAATCTTGATGTTGGGGATCAAATTATTATCACTAATGTAACAGATACTAATAACACTGTTGGTTCTGCGACTAGTGGATATAATGGAACATTTACTGTTGCAACAGTAAGCGCAGACAATATGTCATTTACATATTCAAATACAACTGGAAATCCTGGATTATTCAATAACAACACAAGCACCAGAAATCTAAGTCTTCCAAGATTTCAAAGAAATGATTTGCAGAGTAACTTCTATGTTTATCGTAATGAAGTAATTAATGAATATGTTGAAAATCAACAAGATGGTGTTTATCACATATATGCACTCAAAGCAGACAATAAAATTTCTGCAGAATTTACAGAATTGGAGTATGGTCAAAATGTTACTAATTTATATCCTCAAACTGATAGAGACAATGTAAATGATAATCCAGGATCAACTAAGTCAAGAGCACTTTCTTTTCCAATTGGTGATGTTAATACAAGTGATTTAAAAGGAAGTATCACCAGAGAATCTGCAGATTCTTTCATGACAAAACTTGGTGGCGGTCTTATTGTAGATTCTGTTTCACCAGATAGTGGTGGTATTTCAACTATAACATTTACTAGAAATCATAAATTTGCCGGTATTTCTACTGCGACACTTACTAGTGCAGGATCAGGAACAAGAACTAATGGGACATATTATAATGTAAAACTTTACAATGAAAATACATATTCAACTTGGAATGGTGCCACTGCACAAGTTGTCGTATCTGGTAATACTATTAATAGTTTCCATATTCAAGCACCTGGATCCGGATATTCTAATTCAGATACACTTTTCTTTGACAATGCTTCAATAGGTGGAAATCAGGATGGTTCTGTTACGGTATCAAATTCTGGTATCTCAACAAATGTTGGGGATGTAGTTCAGATTACTGGTATTGCAACAATTTCTGATGCATATTACAGAATTACTAATGTTCCAGGTGCAAATAAAATTGCAATTGCTAAAACTTCTGGTGATCCCTCTACTTTCCAAGGAAGCATTCTTCTTTCCAGTGGACCTTCAATTTCAGTAAGTTCTTCTACATTCCTAAGTGGTATTACAACCTTTACGTGTTCATCTGCACATGGATTGATTTCTGGTAATAAGTTTAGAGTAATTGATGCAAGTAGTAATAATCTTGGGGATTATCTCGTAAAATCTAAAGTAAATTTGAATACATTTACTGCAGAAACTACTACAGCACTAACAAGTCCAGCATTTCTATTAAAACATAATTTTTCATCTAATTCAGGTGTATCAGATTCAAGTTCAGAAAATCTTGCAGGTAGGCAAAATACCTTCTATAGTGGAGATACTTTCGTTATCAATAATGGTGGAAATACTATAGGAATCAATACTACTTTAATTCCTCTTTCCCATCCAAAATCTGGAGTATCTGCTGGTGTTGGACTTACTGAAAGATTGCCAATAGGATCTTATATTCAAATTGATGATGAGATTATGAGAGTCGCATCAACATCGATTACGGGTTCAGATAAACTGACCGTTCTTCGTGGTGTTTTCTCATCAAATGTTGGAATACATTCCGATACTTCATTAGTCAAAAAAATTAATGTAATTCCTGTTGAGTTCCGCAGACCATCAATTATTCGTGCATCGGGACATACGTTTGAGTATCTTGGATATGGTCCAGGTAACTATTCAACTGGTCTTCCACAAGTTCAAACAAGAACTCTGACAGAAAAAGAAGAGTTCTTAACACAATCTCAAGAAAGATCTGCTGGTATTGTTGTTTATACTGGTATGAACAACAGAGGTGACTTCTATATTGGTAATACCAAGAAATCTTCTTCGACTGGTGAGGAAACTTCATTTGATACTCCAATTCCGACAGTTACTGGAGAAGATCCCGCAAGATTGAGTGCAATCTTTGACGAAATTACTGTTAAGGAAAGAATTGTTGTTGAAGGTGGAGATTCACGTCAAATTCTTTCACAGTTTGATGGACCTGTTACCTTTGGTGGTGAAGTAAGAATTAAAAATACACTAGCACTTATTGGTAAATTAAGAATACTTAATACTACAAATAGTACCGGTATTGGAAATGGTTCTGTTGTGATTGATGGTGGTGTTAGTATTGCTAAAAATCTTTTTGTTGGTGGCAATACAAACATTACAGGAGATTTTGATGTAACTGGAAACACTACTTTTTCAACTATAGTAGCAGCAGGTGCAACATTTGGCAATATTCAAATTGCCCAGACTGATGATAATACTATTGATACTTCATCTGGTGATTTTAAAATAAGTTCTATTGTAGGATCACTTGTTGCAATTCAAACAAATACCACAATTACTGGTATTTTGAGTGTAACTGACGATATTACAGCATTCTGGTCCTCCGATGAAAGATTAAAGGATAATATTACTCCAATCCATGATCCTCTATCAAAAGTCATTTCAATCAGTGGTAATACATTTGATTGGAATGATAAGTCTAATAAGTCGGGAAATGATGTTGGATTGATTGCACAAGAGATTGAAAAAGTTCTCCCAGAAGCAGTTACAACAAGAGACAATGGATACCTTGCAGTTGATTACCATAAGGTTGTTCCTCTGCTTGTAGAGGCAATTAAAGAACTCTCTGGTAAGGTCGATGCACTTGAACAAAAATTACAGGATAAATAACTCTAAAGCTTATAATAATGGCAAATATTAGGAAGTCATTTAATTTTAGGAATGGTGTTCAGGTTGATAATGATAATTTCATTGTAAATTCGAATGGTCTGGTGGGGATTGGAACATCTATCCCTACTGAATCTCTCGATTTGATTGGAAATGCAAAAATTACTGGATTTACAACAACAATAACCTTAGGAGTTGCACAGACTGCAAACTTTTATAATGATCTAAAAGTGGGACCAGTCAATATAGATCCTAGTAGTGGAGTAATCACAGCAACAAAATTTGTTGGAGATGCCTCCGGTCTTCAAAATATTTTCGCAATTTCAACAACTGGTTGGATTTCACAAGGAGTAGGATTACATACATTTAGATCGATTGGTATTGGAACCACAAATCCAGTATATAATTTACAAATAGGAGGAGACCCTGCCACAGCAACTGGTGCGGGTTTTGATGGTGGAAATATTCTTGCAAGTGGTATAGTTACTGCAACTAGTTTTGTTGGAAATTTAACAGGTAATGTAACTGGTAATGTAACTGGTGTAGCTGCATCTGCAACTAAACTTGAAACTGCGAGAGATTTTAATATCACTGGTGATTTAGAATCAAGCACTATATCTTTCGATGGAACAGGTAATGTTAGTTTACCATCTGAACTGTCATCTAGTTTCAGTGCAAATACAAGTGGTATTGTAACTGCGAGTAAGTTTGTTGGTCCTACAGAATCAACAACATCAACGATTACTACCGGAACAATTACCACAGGAACAATCACGAATGCAAACATCACTAATGCTGATGTTGGTATTGGAACCTTTGATGATTTAAGAATCAATAAATCTGCTGCAGCAAGTCTTGTTGTTACGAGTACAACAAACTCATCTGTAAGTATTGGTGAATCTGTAGGTGCAGGTAATAGTAGTGCCCAGTTACTCTATACACCAGGCACAGGACGTTTGGATATTAATAACTACGATGTTGGTGGAGTCAGTATCAATCTTCATGAAGGGACTGGTACAGGCACAACAGAAAGTTTCAATGTCAACTATGACAATTCAACACAGTTTGAAGTCACTTATGATGGAAAAGTTGGTGTAAATCGTGGTGGTGCTGCATTAGAAAATAATTTAGAAGTTGGTGGTGATGCTCTTATTACTGGAAATTCTCAAATTGTAGGTATACTTACAGTCGGAACAGGTTCAGAACAAGTAACTCTTGGTGATGGTAGTCCTATACCAGTTTCAGATAGTCAAAATTTTAATACTTTAAGTGGAATTAGCACATTTAATAAGTTGAGTGTGCAAGATATTCAAGTTGGAGGAGGAATAACAGTATCTTCTGATGTTTATGTTGGAAATGACGTTGGTATAGGAACAACAACAAACGTTGGTTTTGCTACTGGAGGTATTAATCCAAAACTTCAAATATTTGGAGTAGCATATTCTACAGAAGGATTCATATCCAAGCAGACACTTGGAATTACAACAAATATTGACGGATCTTTTCAATCAGATCCTAGAACAATTCCAAGTGATTTAGGTTCAACAATTCCATTCTTGTCTTATGGGGATTTCCAAGTTGATAGTGGTGCAGCAGGATTTATTTCATCTAATTTTCTAATAGTTCCTACAGTTGGAGTTGCTACCGTAGGATTTGGATCAACTAATCTTGGAATAATTTCAAAAAATCATATACCAGGTGGAAGTGAATCAGAATACTTATCATCAGTTGGTGTCAATACTTACTTTGCAAGGTCTGTATTTGATGTAGGAACTGCTTCTACATCGATGAATAGTTATTTCATTCCTCCATCATTAACAGAAACTCAGATAAGTGTTGTTAGTAATTTATGGCAGAATCCATCTGGATTTGGGACAGTACTTTCAAGAAAAGTTACTCCAAATGGACTTGTTCCTGGAGGATTAGTATATAACTCCTCAAGAGATAACATCCAGATTAGAAATACTGCATCATCATTTAGAAACTTAAGTCCTGTTGTTGCATTTGGAACTATTGTTAGTGGTGCAGTACCAACTCCTGCTGACGGATATAATTTGGATGCTCCAGCAAACAGCACTAATGATGCAAACTTTAGTTTTAGCACTGCATTACAATCAGCAAACTATACGGTAATTGTTTCTAATACCGGAACATCAACATTTACTGTTCCTGAAGTGAATAAAACAACTGCTGGATTTAAAATTACTTTTAGTTCTAGTGCTAGCACCAAAAGTTACTCTGTAATGATACTTCAAGTATAAGGACTTGACAAGACTCTAAAAACCATGTAGACTACCTTTGTTAGGGTTGAAGAGGAAGCTATAAGACACTTTAAGAACCGTCTACCAGGTCGCACTGGGGACGGTTTTCTGCTATAATAAGAAGGTAATCGAGGGACACCTTTGACCATCACTCTCAGACCCCATCAACGCAAAGCACTGAATGAGATGCTGGCATATGACAAAGGTCAGTTGATCATCCCTACGGGTGGTGGTAAGACCTTGTGTATGATACATGATATTGTTGAGAATCAAAAGTATATTGATAATGGTTCTACTATTGTTGTTGTAGCACCACGTATTCTGCTTGCAGAGCAACTTTGTAGTGAGTTTCTTGAGGTAATTGATACAACTCACACACATGTGATGCATGTTCATAGTGGTGAGACTTCACACTTCTCCACAACAAAAGCAGAAAAGATCAATCTTTTTGTAAATACTGCTAGAACTGCTGGTGAGAATGTAGTAATCTTTACCACATATCACTCTCTACATCGTCTTGTAGAAGCAGATATCGAAGTCAACACGATTTACTTTGATGAAGCGCATAACTCAGTCCAACGTAACTTTTTCCCTGCTACGGAGCACTTTTCTGCTGATGCTGATCGGTGTTACTTCTTCACTGCTACTCCTAAGCATTCTCTCTCTATTTACAAGCCAGGGATGAATGATTATGAGGTCTACGGTAAAGTCATCTGTAACATTCCTGCTCCTACATTAGTAGAGCAAGGATACATTCTGCCACCTAAGGTTGTTGTAAAGCAACTGGATATGGTTCAGGACAAGCAAATGATTGCCGACCGTGATTGTCAGAATCTGATTGAGACAATTGATGAGAACTCACTGGATAAGATTCTGATTGCCGCACGTTCTACCAAACAGATTATCAAACTTCTGAGTCAATCTGATTTCCGTAATGAACTAGCAAAACGTGGTTATTCCTGTCTGTATATTACATCCAAGACTGGTGCAATCATTGATGGTCAGAAAGTCAATCGTGAGGTATTCTTTGATACTCTGAATGCATGGGGTAAAGATCCTAACAAAAAGTTTGTTGTTCTTCATCACTCTATTTTGTCTGAAGGTATCAACGTCAGTGGACTTGAGGCGGTGTTGTTCATGAGAAACATGGACTATATCGGTATTTCGCAAAGTATTGGACGTGTGATCCGTCTAGGAGGCACCCAGAAGACCTTTGGACTGGTCTGTGTTCCAGTTTATGATAAAGTGGGCATCAGCACTGCTAAATCCGTTCAGGCAGTCGTTGACACCGTGTTTAAGCAGGGTCAACCTGCCATCTCTGTTATCCGTCGTTGAGGTCATTATGAACACTAGATATCTAAAACAAAAAGGAAGAATGTTTCAACAAAAAATCAGAGATCTCATCATTGAATCTTTTGGTCTTCCACAAGAAGATGTAAAGTCTTGTAGTATGGGTGCTGGTGGTGTTGACATTCAATTATCATCTCATGCTAAAAGAGTTTTTCCATTCTCCATTGAATGTAAAAATGTAAAAGGTTTATCTGCACTATCAACTTATTATAAACAATCAGTTTTAAACTGTGTTAAAGAAACAATCCCTGTTCTTGTGTGTGAGATGCCAGATGGAAAACCTTTGGTTACAATGTCATTGGAAGATTTTTTCGAAGTTGTACGTCGTTGATATTGTGCTATAATATCCAGGTAATCTAAGATTATTATTCAAATGAATCCTTCAAAATACATTACATCCTCCATGCGAACTACCATTTACAATTCGGATGGAGAACATCTTAACAAATCCATTAAACATGGTGCAGTTTGTCAGGGAACTACTGGTCGAAAATTTAATAAAAATCAACGTGTCATTGTTGCAGATAAACGCAATGATGGTAATTATGATCTTGGATTTGGTGTTGCAACAGGAGAACAAATCGAAGTTGATGCTACTAAAATTTGGAAAAATTGGCAAGATCATCCCAATTCTGTGATTAATTGTGTTTCTTTTTTTGCAAAAGTAGAAAACGTTCCCAGACACATGGTTAATCCTACACAAACTGATATTCCTAATCATCTTCGGGAACCTTTGTGGACTCTTTCTGCCAATTAATAAACTGGCACACTCTGCTTCCGACTTTGCCTCACTCTGCTATAATACAAAGGTAATCAAGGGAACACCACCATGAAATGCAAAGTTCAACTCTATGTTGCTGGCACCGTATTTGATGAAGTTGTTGTTGCACGGGACTATGAAGATGCAAAAAAAACTGCCCTTGCACGTAATCCTACAGCAACAATTGTGAGTGTCACTGCCGTTTTCTAATGTCCAAGTTTCTCAAACCCCATGTTCATAATCAGAGTCTCCTGAACCCAAAATCAGGAGATCCTGACGGTTTTGTATCTAAAGACGGAATGTGGGCTGCTGTTCCACTAGCGGGAAAGAAGAAAGGGTTCTGTATTATACATAATGGTAGTCAAGTGCATAATGTAAAAACGTATAAGCAAGCACTTGATTATATCAAAAAGTATTCTAAAATCAAAAAGAAAGCAACCTCTTCTCTTGAACAATTTCTATGACTGATAAACAACAAAAGCGCAAAGATGCACTTGGACTTTTTTATGAGAGTGTATTGAAACCAGATCATGAACTCAGAAAATGTGCTCACAATCAAGAATGTTTCTTTGAGTTGATGGAATGGAGAGCAGATATATTAGAATATCTTGACCGTTGTAGAAATCAGGAGTTTAACCAATGACAGCACAATATGTGCTTTTTTTGGTATTTGGAGTTATTTTATATGTGATAGTCATTGATCCAAATGTCGCAAAAGCATTTGATTATGTTCTTCAGTTAGTGAATACAAACATTAGAAAGGAATTGTGGTGGTTAAAAAATAATCCTGCCAATCCTGTGGTAAAATATATGATATACCGTAAAAATCTCAATCTTGCAAAGGAATTGCGAGCAAAAATAAATAAACACCTAGAGGCAAAAGAATAATATGCTGTCTACAAACTACCGTCTTCGGTTAGAATTTATTTGTAAATGTATTGCAAATAACGAAGAGGTAAAACTTGATGATATGGTATGGGCACAAAAACTTGCGAAAGCAAACACAACTGCCTATGAAATGTTGAAAAAAGCAAGAAGACAATCTTCACAAAACATTGAGGAAGGTAGTATGGATGATTTTCTTAATCGGATGGGGTTAGGTGATCCCGACCCATCCGAATATAAAACGGGATTTGGATCTGCTGATGAAATTGTAGATTGGTTTAATCATGAAAAAAGAGACGATTGGAGGCAAAGAGATTAAAATGCAGGCAGTAATTTACAGCAACGGAAGTCAGGAGTGTGAGAGAATGGCATCTCTCATAAAATTTCTTGGGGATAACTTTCATGAATATGTGTTAGGTGTTGACTTTGATGATAAGGCATTTGAGTCAGAATTTGGTTCAGAGGCAACATATCCTCAAGTATCAATCGGTTATCATCACATTGGTAGCATGAAAGAAACACTTCAATATATGAGTGAGAATGGAATGTTTGTATGAAACCCCTAATCCTTATTGCTTGTTTTTTACCTCTGGTATTGATTTGGATCGTTATGAAACTTTCACTGTGGATTGCAGCTGTTAACCAAGAACAGAATTATGTCCGAACAGAATCCAAAAAACCACACGGACCATATGTGGCAGATGCATATGCGGATGTTGATGAGGAGGAAGAAGAATATGGAAACCGCACAGATTATCGATGATGCTTTATATGAATATTATGCTGTAGAACAAGGTAAACCTGTCCCCAATTGGAAGTATATGAAAGATGCTGATTGGTGGATTGATTATCTTGAAAGTTTAGGTATTGACCCAAGAAATCCATAGTGTTAAATATAACACAAGTTGCACTGAAGCAATGGATCAGAACTTAAATTGGAACTTACTGCATCAGTTTGCAAAAGAACTGGGTCAAGAAGGTCATGACTACAAAATACATAAGAGATCCTTATCAGACACAGTGAGCACACACAAGGAAATTGTGATAGAATATGGGTATAAACAAGAGAAACCTGATGCCCGATGAAACTTGGACAGTCATGAACAATCTTGAGCAATCATTTTCCCGAATTTCTACAGTAGAATTTATGTTGGATGAATTGCAAGAGGCTGTAGATGAACAAAATCAAATGAAAATTGTTGATATTTGTTATGCACTAAACTCTTTCCTTCCAGTTTATACTGAAAACTGGGATAAAAACTTTAAGAAAGCATGGGAACAGGTTGTAGTATGATACCAGTTTTTGTTGATGATCCTAACACATGGACCAAAATACAGGTTCCACAAGAGATTGTGAGAATTTGTGAGAATTTTACGGCACTTGATCCCTATAATGAAGAGAATACAATCACTGAGAAGTTGAGATTGATTGATTGTTATTGGTATAATATGGGATACTATGATATTGCTCCCCCACTCTTTCCTTTGTTTAAATAAAATGATCAATCCAATCTCCTATGTAAAGAACACCAGAACTTCTTATTCCAAGTTCTTAGAAAAGAGTGTGAAGGAAGTTCAGGTTCAGTTTGATGATGAAAATCCTGCATGGATTCCTTATGATACTTTAATCGCAATAGATCGCATGATTACAAATGAAAAAGAATGATGTTATAGAATACACGGGATGCTCTGAAGAGCAAATAAGATGGGGAAACAATGATGATCCCACTTCACATCTTATAATTGGTAAAGAATATATTATTGAAAAAGTGGATGTTCGTTCTCAACATACGAAAATAAAACTTTACAATAAGGAGGGATGGTTTAACTCAGTATGCTTTGAACTGAAAGATTCTGGGGTAAATAGTAGTTTAGAATATCTAAAAGACATGGATCCAGATAGCATACAGTTAGAGACCACATCTAAACTCTTTGAATATGAAAAACTATCCAGAGAAATTGAGAACTGTGAAGATCTTGATACAATGAAAGTAATGGCAAGATGCTTTATTAAATTGTATCTAAGACATCAAGAAGTTACAACCCAAATTATGAAAATGCCATGAGTTTAATTGATCCCTCCGACCCATTGTTCTTTACAGAATCATCCAGTGAACCTTATGATCGACATCACTATAAAGTTACAAAAACTGATGGTAAGTCTCTTACAGTAGAATCATGGGAAGAAGCACAATCAATCTGGTGGAATACTCCAACATCTTTTCTCTCTCATATTGATGTGCTAGATAAAAAAGAAGTAAAAGGTTTCAAATGATGAATGATTTTTTAGACAACTTAGGTGCTCAACAACACGAAAAAATGATTGAGAAAAATGCCAGCAAAGAAGACTACTACAACTCGCAAAGCGAAGGCAAAGAGTTCAACAAAAACTCCCAAGAAAAAGAATCTAACACCTGAAGAAATGCATCCATTTAAAGCATTCCCTTATCGATTAGAATACAGGGACGGAAATGAAGATCGAATCTGCCATTTTGATTGTAATGAACACAGACAAGCACACATTAAACGATACAAACTCAGAAAAAACAAATACACAATTAATGATCTCACCGTTGCCTAACCTAATCGCAACGGGCTTGATATTTCTGTCCGTCTTTGCTATAATCCTTGCAGGATACATTCACGGGCACATGAGTATCTCTGCTGTCTACAAAACTTTAAATCCATGACTAAAAAAGAATTTACTGGAAAGGGTGGTGAAACTTGGGAGTGGGAAGAAACTCCTGAGGTTACTGAAGCACTCAAGCAACTTCATGATAGAGTGAGACGTGCTAAACTCAAAGAGCAAGATGATCAACTAAACTATGATACAGGAGGAAAATGAGCGATCAATTTATGAATGACGACGAATATGATCAATTAATGAAAGATGGACTGGAAAGGTACAAGAAAAGAATGAACAACATCAAGGAAGCAAAACTTGATTTTGAAGATATGGAACTTCTTCAATTGGAGTTTTATGTAAGTGAAATGGAGAAAAATTGTTCGATGGGTGGAGAGATCCGTCGTCATGAATCCATTTACAATAAAATCAAAAAGGAACAATCAAGAAGAATTCTTGTTAAACTTGAAGAAGAAGCACTCGGTAAATTTAAATGAAAGATCAACCAATCACAGTCGAAGACTATAAAGAGCACAGTCAAGAGTTCTTTGATAAGTATTTTTATGTTGCCAAAGAACTTGGTGAAGGTGCTAAGGCAGAAGACATCCTTAAAATTATGGAGTCTCTTGCTGGTGTTGTTATGAAGAAAAGATCTGAAACTAAAGTAGGACCTTTTGGATTTAATAAAAAACCACCCGAAGAGAACAATGATTCAGACTGATACAAAACCAGAAGTCATTATACCAGAAGGTGCCGAACTTATTGACGAGTGTTTCTATGTTTGGGCAACTCGTTATGGTTTGTTTTCTTCTATGACCAAAGATGGTCGTCAAATGCTCACTGGTGCCATTAAAGAAAATGTGACTATTATGACACGATGGCACCTTAAGTGTGAACAAGAAGGTTGGCCTGAAGGTAGCACTAGAGTAGTGAATAGTGGCATAGTTAGTGGTAAACTTTAGTATATGAAGGTTAAAGTGTTAAATACTTAAAACATCCAAACAAATCTTAAAGTGGATTTATCCGACAAAAAAGCAACAAAAAAAATTATCAAAAGATCTAAAAAACATCCTGAATGGTATTCTCAAGAAGAAGTTTTATATGCTAAAATGATTAGAAAGCAATTAAAGAAAAATGAAAGACAGTCTGAAAGTAGACCAGAATAAAGACGGAACCTTTAGTCTTGAATGGGATAAAGATGATCCTAATTGGAAGTTCTTAAATGGTATGACAAGTAAGGAAATTCAGGAAATTGTAAATCGAGCAATCAAAGATCAACTTGACTCTTAATAATAAAAAAATGGCACTCTCAGAATCAGTCGAAGCATCACTCAAAGAAGCAGAACAATCACTTCGCAATGCACTTGCATTTGCGGCAAGGCAAGAAAGACCAATGGTTTGCAACAATATTGCAGAGATGATAAGTAAAATAGAATCAGTTATCTCTACTGATGAAATTCTTGATAAACTTGAAAATCGTAATCCTGGAGATAGTGGCATCTTTGACTCTTGGTTTAATACTGATGAATAAATGTGAATAAAAACTTAAATTCCTAGATAATATTGGATTCTAATGTTAGAATATCAACACACCGAAAGAAATCTATGACTTTACCAAAAAACGGCAAGAAATTGACCGAAATGGAGGAAAAAAGCATGAAAATTGCCCTAAAGGAGGCAGATATACGTGCAATTCACCCAGAAAGAATGGAAGCTCTTGCTCATTATTTGGTAGAAAAGGCAAAAAGTCAAAATAAATAAAAGTATAAGAACAGTAGCACAATGGAAAACATCGAAACTCACATCGCCAAGGACAAAGAAATCCTTGACAATCCTATGATCTCTCCCAATCAACGTCGTCACATTGAAGGTGAACTACATGAATTGGAAGAATATGCTGAACATCATAAGAAAGAAATTGAAGCAGGTGATCATCACGATCCGTCATACCTTGAGTTGTTCTGTGATCAGAACCCATCAGAACCCGAATGTTTGGTTTATGAAGACTGATTGAGACAGTTTGAGAAGTGTCACACTGACCCTTACAGGGTCTTTTTTATGCCTTATAATATAGAGGTAATCAAGCAAAGGCACCATGGGTACCCGTTCCCGCATCGGCATCCAACTTCAAGATGAGAGCATCGTTTCTGTTTATTGTCATTATGATGGATATCCTGCGTTCAATGGTAAAGTTCTGCGTGACAACTATGATACCGTTGAGAAAGTAAAAGAACTGATTGATGGTGGTGATATGTCCTGCACCTGGACTAATTCTGGTTGGGGTAATGAAACTCTGCCTGAGTCTGGTGCTCTGTATTATACTATGCGTGGTGAATCTCTTGAAGATAATGCACCACGTCTTGACAAAGATATGGAAGAGTTTTTCTCTGATGGTGAAGAATACTCCTACATCTTCCGTAATGGTAACTGGTTTGCTTATGACATGCATCAGTTTGAAGATATGGTAGCACCAGAACCTGTGGAAATCCCTGCTGGTCCAGTTGCCTAAGTGTCCCAATGCATCCTGAAACCCTCTCAGGATGCCCTATAATATGTTCATACAAGGGAAACCACCATGACTGCCACTTTCACTGACTACGTTGCTCAACAGGATGCACGTAACACCATTCAGTTGAATGTCACCAAGTATGCTCTCATGCTTTGTGATGCACTGCAACAGTCTCATCAGCGTCAACATCCAAATGGTCGTAACTATTCTTATGCACTGATCTCCGGTCGTAAGTATCATAAAGTGATGCAGTGTGTCGATGGTCAGACGGAATCAGTTCATGCCTTCATTGATAAGAAAACTGGTGAAGTATACAAGGCAGCATCATACAAGGCACCAGCAAAAGGTGTTCGTTTCAATCTGCTAATCATCGAAGAACGTGAGTTTGTGTTGGAGAACTGTGATTGGGCAGGTGGTTATCTTTACATTCGTTGATTATTCCCAAATCTTTTCATTAAACACTGAATTATTATGGCACACGAATACGATCTCACGGAACAATCTGATCTTGATATGTTAGATGAGGTTGATGGTGAGTATTACAATTGGGATCAGAATCACTCTGGTTATTTGTGGTTGACTGATGCATGTGTGGAGAAGTATGGATTAGAGAAGGGTATGGATGTAGAACCCATTGACTGGGATATTTGGGATGATGAGTATTACGCTGAATACAAAGAGATGGGATTAAAGTGGGATCTTCCTATTCAACAATATGCCTCAGTGCATGATAAGGATGGAAAGTATCTCCGTGATTGCACCTATGAAGACTGGGAAGTATGTAAGGCAAATGGTATTAAGGAAGAAATGTTAAGTGATGAAGGTTGTGAAATTATGGGATGGTGTGACGGATGATTGTAAATCTAACAAAGAATGAGATAAAGCATCTTGTATATCTTCTGGGTAAAGGAGATGCTGATTATCCTGAATTAAATCAGAATTTACTGAACAAATTAGGATCACTGATTGAAGTCTGTACTTGCAAAGAAAAAAATTCTGAGACTGAACAATGAAAGCATCATCTGATCGATGGATTGTCTCATGGAAACGTGAGAAGAAAAATGGTTACACTTCAACTCAGCAAGTTGTAGTCTATGGAATCAAAAATGTTGAGCACATTATCAATACAATGGTTCCGACAGATGAATGGAGTGTAACACCAGCATGACTGCTAAAGAAAAACTTTTATTCTTATCATCTTTTATCTGGGTTTTACATTGGGGAACATGTCTTACATCTTTCATAGTGGATACGGTTATTCTCAAAAACGGTGTGAGGATATTGCCCATTGGTTTTTGAGTGAATTTTTCCCACGACACAAAATTGTGGTAGAGATTGAACATAAAGGTCTCAAACGTGATGGTGTTGTTGGGTATTGTGATGTGATTGGTAATGATTATCGGCCACGACACTTCTTGATTGAACTTCAGGCACGTATGTCTGAGGAGATGTATATAAAAACTCTTTTTCATGAACTGACTCATCTGGCACAGTGGGTAGGTGGTTCTCTGCGGTTTCATCATGGAAAAATGAGGTATTGTCAGGAACCGGTGGAGAATTATGATTATTGGGATCAACCACATGAAATTGAGGCACGGAAGGAAGAAGTAAGGCTATATGATCAGTGGTTAAATGAGGAATAGAGTGTGCCAGTCGGCAAACCGGTTCAGATGCTTGACATTACCATGAATCGGTGATATATTAGATTCATGGGAGAAATCCCCGATCAACATTAGTCTTTAAGGAGATTGTAATTGTGTCCAAAACAAAAAAGCAAGGTGCAGGAACATCAATCGAGCATTATATTCAAGATGCAGCAGAGATTCGATTGACCGCACGTTTACAAGAAGAGGCAGAGAGATTAGGAGTTGCCTCTAAGAGCATTTCTTCAGAAATCAATAAGGAATTTGAGAAGGCATGTGTAGACGGTAATATTGAGACTAAGTTCTCTAAGAGTAAGTATTCTAAAAATATAGAAGCAACATATCAGTCTATAGTTCAGGATCTTATTAAGAAATATCCTGATCGTAAGTTTTATTTTCAGTGTGTAGATACAGAGTATCGCAATTTAGGAAAGAAAGGTGATATTCTTATTCATTTTGATGATGGTGAGAAAATCTCTGTTAGTGTTAAGAATTATCAGAATGGATATTCTTCTATTCAGGTATGTTCAGGAACATTTAATTCTACATTAAATAACATCTTATTTGATAATACTGATTGTTCTCCTGGAATGTATATTTCACCTTATGGTGTAAAGTTTAAGGGAAGCAATAGAGAGTATCGTGATGGACTTGTAATGAGACAATATCCTGAATTACTTCCTTTCTTTGGTAAGTTGGATAATATTAATGATAGTATTCGTGACTACTATATTAATAGTCCAGAGGCAGAGCATTATGAAAATGTAGCAGATCAGTGGAAGAAGGATTGTTCTTCTGTTGGTACTGAAGTTGCACCTCTTGTTGTTGAGGCACTTTCATTTCTACCTAATGAATCGGTTCTTGGTAGAATGCAGAAAGCAACTGGTTTAGTATCTGATGAGCATCTACTCTGTCTTGGTAAAGGTGAATATCTATTCTCTGTTACTAATGAGGATTATCATAAACTTTGCAATCGTGTAAAGGCAGCAACTCATGTTGAGTTGGAGAGTAGAGGACAATCAGTTTTCTATCATATCTGTGATGCTGATGGTGTAATCATTAGTATTAATCAACCATGCACACTGCAAAAGAATGGAGCATGGTTTGCAACCAATGAACCAAAGTTTGAGGGTGTTCGTGAAAAGAATGATAAAGGTAAAAAGTTTATGCTTAAGTGGGGTCAAAGAAGACCACGTAAGAGTAAAGAACTTGCAACATCTACAAACATGTATCTTAAATTAAAAGACTATATGTAGTCTAATGTTTTGATTTATTAATGAATCTTTCAAACTCACTTGAAAGATTCATATATACATGGTATTCTTGAAACAACCTTTAAAAAAACAATGAGTAAGCATTCCTTCGGCGTAATTAACGCACAAAAATTTCCAAAAGCACCCGATTGTAAAGAGGGGTATGAATGGATTGATGGTGGAGATGTTAAGATGATCCCAATTGAAAATTGGGAGTCTGATTATGAGTGTGATGCAAATACTAAAATAAATGATCACACAAATTATGAAAAAGTAGAGAGTAATTTACAAGCAACGGGATTTGATCATTCTTTTGAACCAGGACATGCAGTTCCTATCCCTGGGACAAATAATGTTTCAGGAAAGAGTGCTAGAACTCGTCATAATATTCTTAAAAACAATGGATATAAGTATTATCCAACTAGGTTAATGACACCTGTTGAGGGATATGATGAAAGAATATCATCATTTTCTGAGGCGATGTCTGCTGATCTGCAACATAAACCACATAGAGAATTGAGTATGAAGCAAATTGCACAACAAATGTGGGCACAAAAAGATAAAGGTATTTCCTGGTATCATGGGCAACCCGTTAATCCTGTGACCGGAGAAATTATCTATGGGGATGATGAATTTGATCATGCTTATGATACAGAGTTTGGAATCAATCAGGTATTTTGGCATAAAGTTCCAAGGGGAACTATCAGAAATTTAGTAAACAAAGGATTTTCCACTGCTGTGAAAATCAATGATAAAGATGAGAGAGTAATTAAGCAAGAAGTCAAAGATCATGAACTTGGAAATGGTAATGATGGATATAAAGTCAGTTTGATTTGTATGGATGACGCTGGCGCAAATGCTCCTGCTAAATTGTGGAATTTGTTTATGAATCCAAATAATAAGATTCGTCACATTATTTTCACTAAAAAAGCACAAACGGCAGAAGAAGTGAAAACAATGAGAGAGACCTGGAGAAAAACTTTGATTAATTATGCAAAGATTGCTATTCAGTTTTCTCTGCAAAATAAATATATTTCTCCCGAAACAAGGGAAGAATTTATTAATGAGCGACTTCATATAATGTTTGCAAATTTTGAACTTTATGGGTATAATCATCTTGAGGATGAGGAAAATTATGTGAAGATTGATATGTTTCGTGAGTATGTTTGATCTAATCTAACAGATAAAGTATAACGACATTATTCTCATTGGAGATTGGTTTGTTTAATTAAATAAATCACCTCTAAGAGAATATGCAGTTTGATATAATAGTAACGAATCCACCATTTCAGGATTCTACCAATAAGAAGAAGACACAACATAAGCTATGGATTGACTTTACACAGAAAACATTCAGTGAGTGGTTAAAACCTGGAGGTATTCTCCTTCAGGTTTCTCCTAGTAGTTTCTTATCACCATCCAGTAAGATTCTGCAACTGTTTAAGTCTAAGGCAGTGAAGTTTCTGAACTTAGATACAAAAACTTATTTTCCTGAAGTGGGAAGCACGTTCGCCGACTATATGGTCTCCAACCGTCCCGGCATCGAAAAAACTAAAGTTGTTACTCAAGACGGTACATTTGACTGTAAAATAGATGATTCAGTGTTCTATTTGCCTATAGATTTATCAGAAAATGCCTTATCTGTTCATAATAAGGTAATGTTTGAGATAAGAGAGCACCTTGATGTAAGATATGATTATGTGACGTGTCATAACGTGAATTTGCTACGGGAGACTGGTATCATCAATAAGTGGGATAACTGTTGTGACATTAAAACTAAACAAGAGTTTATTGATAGTCATCCAATTCTACACACAAACAAACAAACTTGGTATTCACGAATTCGACAGGATTGGGCATCAAAGAAGAAAGTAATGTGGTCACGGAGTGGATATACAAAACCAGTTTATGATGATGGTATTTTAGGTGGTACTGATATGGTATATTATGTGTTGGTGAATGATAAAGAATCGGGAGAGAATCTAACACATAACCTGAATAGTACGCTAATGAAGTATATTCTCAAGACTGCAAAATGGTCTGGGTTTGGTAATGAGAAAGTATTTTGTAGGTTGCCAAATTTACCAATTGATTGTAAAATGAGTGATGATGATGTGTTTGATTTCTTCAACATCACAGAACAAGAGAGAGTGTATGTCAGACAAATTGTGGGATGAAGTAAAGAATAGGATGAATGATCACTCTTATATGGGTGAGATTAATCGTGACGAATACAGAGTCAAAGTAACAGCCGAGGTTTTTACTCCGACTGATTTGGTGATAAGAATGATTCGTGAATGTGGTACGGATGAGTTTGTATCAGGCAAAACAGTTCTTGACCCTGCATGTGGAGATGGTCAGTTTCTAACAGCAGTCAAGTGGGTGAAAGTGTTGTTTCATAATATGAGTGAGGAAGATGCACTTAAAGATATCTATGGTGTGGATATTATGAGAGATAATGTTGACCTATGTAAGAAAAGATTGGGAGGAGGAAAAATATTAATGGGTAATACATTAGATCCTGCAAAGAGATTAGACGGTCAAAGTGATAGTGAACATGATATGATGAAGTTTCTATTTCTAGCACAGACAACGGTCTATAGTGCCGAAGCAATGGACACCTAAACAAGTGGCACAGGGTGTCCTGAAACCCCACCAGGATGCCTTATAATACAGAGGTAATCAAGGGAACACCACTCACCATGCAAATCACCAACAATGTCACCACGGTTGATTTCTTTCCTGAGGCATTCATTGCCGAGGCAGATGAAGAGAAAGGAATGATCACTGTGGTCAAACGTTTTCAGAAACGTGTTACTTTCAATGCTAATGGTCTGAAGTCTTATTCAACTGTGACGGCACTGAATGCACGTAATGAGTGGGACACACGTATTGCGAATGGTGCGGTGGTAACTGATTTCAATCTTGACAAAATGCCACGTTCAGAGTATACTCCTATGGCAGTAGGTTGATGAGTAAGGTTAATTTTATTCAATACATGCTGGCATTTATCATCACGATGTTCGCAATGTCATCTTATTTGATGTTCCTTGCAGAACGTGACACCAAAATGATGAACTATTATGACTCAACAATCGAATCAAGAGTTCGTGAATGACTTGTTTGACAAACTCTTTAAGCACACAGACACGGACATGATTGATTTGCACGATGATGATTCTTGTGATGACCATCTCCAATTTGAAAAACTCATTCTTGACTTCTAATGACTGATCTAACTTTTTCTGGTGTATTTGTTACTTGTGAAGATTATGGATGCATTTATACTGTTTGCACTGAAGGTGAATTGTTTTATGCACCTATTCATAATGATGGAAAGATAGATTTTGATGAATTTAATATGGTAGATTTTTGGGAATGTGATTTGGATGTGGAAGAATTGGAGGAGATACAATCAAAGTTAATTGATATGATGCAAATTGCCGGACTGTATTTCAAATCACAACCAATTGAATTATCAGGAGTTAATGAATGAAAAAGACTGAGATTAATATTGAACTGAATGTGCATGAGTTAGATATTATACTCAAGGCACTTGAATTAGTAGAGAACGGAGATGAGATACAGATCAATCGATCATCAGGTAGTATTGACACCTTGTATGATCGGTTGTATGATTATTATGCCACATTAGACACAACAAACGTCGAACTCAATTATGAATCTTATGTTGAACCCTCTTTCTAAAAGAACACCAGTGACCCCACAAACAAATCCAGAGTTATGGTATTCATGGTATAATGTGGTCAAAGAAGATGCACCTGAGGTATTAGATCAGTTTATTGAAAACACTGCTGCAAAGATGGAACTGACTGTTGATTACTTTACTGCGGAGTTCTTGTGAAATACATGTATGTTGTTGATTACTGGGTGCCATTTCCACAGTCAGAGTATGGAGGGTTAATTACATTGATTGCAGAGAATGATGCAGAAGCCCTTGAATTGTTATCTGATGAGGAATCATTTAATGAGGACTATGGACATTTGATTATGGAAAAGATTATTACCGCAAATAAACTCAGCTTGCTAGATGAATATGAATCTGGTATAATAGAAGCATTCTGCACTTAATCTCTATGGAAGAATTATATAAACTACAGGAAGAAGGGACGATGGGATGGACTGATGTTACGGGAGCATTAACAAAGGAGGAATGTAAGAGACAATATGAAGAAAATTTAAATGATGGTACAAATCCAAAACGATTAAAGATTGTAAGAGTCCAATGATTGATTTCCCACACCTACCACCCGAAGGTTTTTCTTATTCATTTGAATCATTTAGTGCAAGGTATGATGCAGTATGGATAGTGAATCATTCAGTGTTTTCTTATAGAGATACACCACCCAAATCAATATGGGGATTCTATTCATCAAAGAAGG